AACAATATATTATTCGCGATTTAAATCCTAATTTTCAAAATTTAGTAACCACAATGATTACTCCTAACTTGCGAGATAATCAGCGTGGCGGTGTACAAAGTAGTTATGTAAGTGGTGGCGTCAGTGCTCGTGGTGCAACTGGAGCATATCCTACTAGCGGCGGAAGTAGATTCAGTAAAAATGAAGGCGAAGTTGCTATTGATGCAGATCATGTTATACATTTGTCATTAAGTGAAGGATTAGATAACAATTATCCATTTGGTAATAGTTTATTAGAAAATATTTTTAAAGTTTACAAACAAAAAGAACTATTAGAAGATGCTATTCTTATCTATCGTATACAACGTGCTCCTGAAAGACGTATCTTTCATATCGATGTAGGTAATATGCCAAGTCACTTGGCTATGGCGTTTGTGGAAAGAGTCAAAGACCAGATCCACCAACGTAGAATTCCTAGCCAAAACGGTGGCGGGCAAAACGTTATTGATAGCGCATACAATCCATTAAGCATCAACGAAGACTATTTCTTCCCTAAATCATCCGATGGCCGTGGTAGTGATGTAACAACATTACCTGGCGGAACTAACTTGGGCGAAATTGACGACTTAAAATACTTTACTAACAAGTTATTCCGTGGCTTACGTATACCAAGTAGCTACTTACCAACAGGCGCAGACGATAGTCAAGCCAGTTATAATGATGGTCGTGTAGGTACAGCATACATTCAAGAGCTACGTTTTAACAAATATTGTGAACGTTTACAAAATTTAGTATCAAAAATATTTGATTTAGAATTCAAACGCTACATTTACACTCGCGGTGTTAACGTAGATGCTACATTATTTGATTTAAAATTCAATCCACCATTAAACTTTGCTAGTTCACGACAAGCAAGTCTTGATGCAGAACGCATCAACACATTTAATACTATTCAAGCAGTGCCTTATATGAGTCATCGTTTTGCTATGAAACGTTTCTTAGGATTAACCGAAGACGAAATGGCAGAAAATGAACGTATGTGGGCCGAAGAACAAGGTCAAGGCAAGCCAACAACTACTGACAGCGCCGGCGAATTACGTGGCGCAGGCCTAAGTGCTGGTGGTATTGCTGGTGATATGACCGGCGAAGGTGACTTAACAGCACCAGAAGGAATGCCAGGACAAGAAGGTGGACAAGAACCTAATGCAGGTGAAGGACTAGGCGGTGCGGCAGCTCAAGCACCGTCTGCACCACCAACTGCATAAATATAATATGATTCTTAGAGAACTATTCTACATTGATCCACAAACACGTCATGTCGGCAACGACATGCGTTATCAGCCTGAGCGCGATCAGTCTATGATGCATAGAAAAGATACACGCAAGACTAGATTAACTCTATCACAAATTAACGAGCTACGAAAAGCAAGCGAAGCTCATATACTAGAACAGGAAGCTGAGTTGGACTTTATACATACCATGTATCAGAAACCGCCTCCACAACCAGTATAAAATATAAAAATTTTTAAAAATGGCCGATTTTTGCACGATATCAGCTAGTATTTTGCTGATTGGTGTAAATATCTTACAGCCTTGTACATATCACAGGAGACAAACATGACTGACCGTACGCAATTTGAAGCTATGCTAGAAGCTTTGATCAATGAAGATCAAGAAACAGCAAAAGACATATTCCATAATATCGTAGTGGCTAAAAGCCGTGAAATTTACGAAGAATTATTAGAAAGCGATTTCCCACCAGCAAAAGAAGAAGAAGGTGCTGAAGGCGGAGACGACGGAGAAGATAAAGAAGACGATAGCGAAATTGGTGGCGATGCTACAGATGATTTCGAAAAAGATATCGAAAATGACGACGATGAAGCTGAAGACGATGCTGATGACATGAGCAAAGACGAAGGCGATGTAGAAGATCGTGTACAAGATTTAGAAGATGCTTTAGAAGATTTAAAAGCAGAATTTGAGCAATTAATGTCACAAGAAGAAGGCGAAGGCCACGACTTCGGTGGCGAAGAAGAGCCAGCAGGTGATGAGTTTGGTGGTGAAGAGCCAGGAATGGACGGTGAAGAGCCAGACATGGACTTCGGTGGCGAAACTGAAGAAGATGAAGGAATGGATCCAGGCGCTAAGAAAATTGAAGTTACACATCACCACAGTTTCATGGAAGATGACGAAGCGTTAATCCGTGAATACGTAGAAAAAGTTGGTATGGACTGGGATTCAGCGGCAACTAGCCAAGAAGGCGGCCATGTTGGTGCTCAAGCAGGTTCAGTAACAGGTGCAACAAACACAACAAGTATTGTTAACGGACGCATGGTTAACGACATGGGTGGCACAACTGCTAATATTGCTCAAGGCGATAAAGGTGTTGAAGTATTTGCTAACAAAGGCAAACTACAAGGTACTGGCGTATTGAGTGGTGAAGTAGTTCCTAATCCAGATGCTAAAGGTAACATCAACGTTCCTGGCGGCAAAGCTGGTAAGACTGGTTTCAAAACTCAAGTAGCAGGTGGTGGTATTGATCGTCAATCTGGTTTCAACAAGCCAGGTAAAAACGTAGGTGCTAACACAGGTGCTCATTCTAATCCAGGCGAAAGCAATACACATAGCATAGTCAACGGTAAAGTTGGCGGTGCTCGTAAGAAATAATAAGAGACTATACTAAGTATGTCACTATACCTCCGAGAGAATCTCAGTTTCAACGAAGCAAAAATGGTCGTTGAGTCTGATGACAAAGAAGGAAAAAACTTATACATGTCCGGGATTTGTATCCAGGGTGGTATAAGAAACGCTAACCAGCGTGTTTATCCTGTGCAAGAGATTGGCAAGGCTGTCAAAACCCTTAACGATCAGATTCAAAACGGCTATTCAGTTCTCGGAGAAGTGGATCATCCAGATGATCTAAAAATTAACCTGGACCGTGTCAGTCACATGATAGTTAATATGTGGATGGACGGTCCAAACGGTTACGGTAAACTGAAAATTTTACCAACCCCTATGGGACAACTAATTCGTACAATGCTGGAAAGCGGAGTTAAATTAGGTGTTTCAAGTCGCGGATCCGGAAACGTCAAATCAGACGGATCCGGTGAAGTATCGGATTTTGAGATTATCACAGTAGATATGGTAGCTCAACCTAGTGCTCCTGGAGCATATCCTACACCAATTTATGAACACCTTATGAATAATAAGGGAGGATTAAATGCCTTACGTATAGCGCAAGAGGTTAAGGGTGACGCCAAAGCACAGAAATATCTCAAAGAGAGCTTATTATCAATAATAAGCAAACTCCAATAATAAGGAGAATCACATGTTGGATGCACTAAAATCTTTATTTGAAAACAATGTGATTTCTGAAGAGATCCAATCAGAACTTGAGAATGCTTTCGAAGCTCGTTTAAGCGAGAGTCGCCAAGTATTAACTCAACAACTACGCGAAGAATTCGCACAAAAATACGAACACGATAAAGCCGTAATGATTGAAGCCGTTGACAAAATGATCAGCGATCAATTAGCTACGGAGATTGTGGAATTTGCAGAAGATCGTAAGCAATTAGCTGAGATGAAAGTCAAGGCCGCTAAAGACATGAAGAAGAAAAGCGAGTTAATGAAGGAATTCGTTACACGCCAGTTAGCTTCAGAAGTTAGTGAAATGCATGCTGATCAATTAGCTATGGCTAGCAAATTTAGTAAATTAGAAGATTTCGTAGTAGAAGCATTGGCTCAAGAAATTGCAGAATTTTACAAAGACAAGCAAGACCTTGCTGAGACCAAGGTACGTTTAATCCGTGAAGGAAAAGAACAACTTGCTAAAGTAAAAGAACAGTTTGTGCAACGTGCGGCATCAATGGTTGATCAAGTGGTTACAGAGGGACTACGTTCCGAAATGACTAGCTTGAAAGAAGACATTGAAGCGGCTCGTCGTGCAGATTTTGGTCGCAAACTATTCGAGGCTTTTGCCGCAGAATATCAGACCAGTTACTTAAATGAAAAATCAGAAACTGCTAAATTGCTCAAAGTCATAGACTTGAAGACTGCTGAATTAACAGAAGCGCAAGCTCATGTATTAATGGCACAAAAAGTAATAGAAAGCAAAAAAGCAGAAGCTCAAGGTTTGCAAGAAAGCATTGAGCGTCAAAAGATCATGAATGAATTGTTAGCTCCTCTAAACAAGGAACAACAAGGAATTATGAGCGAATTGATGGAGACTGTGAAAACATCAAAACTTACAGAAAGTTTTGACAAGTATCTACCAGCTGTCGTGGCAGGTAAGGCTCCTCAAATACAAAAACAGGCACTAGTAGAGGCTAAAGAAGTTACAGGGAACAAAGTTTCCAACACCACACGTAGCAGCGACGGCGACAACAATATCTTTGATATTCGTCGATTAGCTGGACTAAAAATTTAAGGAGAATTTAAATGTCAGAACTACTAAATGGACGTTGGGCGGAAACTAAAGAAGCACTTTTAGAAGGCCTTCAAGGCACTAAAAAGTCAGTTATGGCGGTTACACTAGAAAATACTCGCAAGTATTTGATGGAGTCACCAACAGCTGGAGCTACTTCTGCCGGCAACGTCGCAACATTAAATCGCGTGATTCTTCCAGTAATCCGTCGCGTTATGCCAACCGTTATTGCTAACGAGTTGTTAGGCGTACAACCAATGACTGGTCCAGTTGGTCAGATCCACACATTACGTGTGCGTTATGCTGACACATCATCTGGCGCATCTGTAACAGCAGGTGAAGAAGCATTAAGCCCATTCAAGATTGCGGCTTCTTATTCTGGTAACCAAACTGACGCTACTGCTAAGGCAGCTTCAACAGCTACTTTAGAAGGTCAAGCAGGTAACAGAATGAGCATCCAAATCTTGAAACAAACAGTTGAAGCTAAGACACGTAAGTTATCAGCTCGCTGGACGTTTGAAGCCGCTCAAGACGCACAAGCCCAACAAGGTATTGACGTCGAGGCAGAAATCATGGCTGCTTTAGCACAAGAAATTACAGCTGAAATCGACCAAGAAATTTTAGCTAGCCTATTAACATTGGCTGGTTCAGATATTGAAACTTACAACCAAGCTTCTGTATCTGGTACAGCAACATTCGTTGGTGACGAACATGCCGCATTGGCAATTCAAATCAACCGCGTTGCTAACTTGATCGCTCAACGTACTCGTCGTGGTGCAGGTAACTGGGCTGTTGTAAGTCCATTTGCTTTAACCATTCTACAATCTGCTACTACTAGCGCATTTGCTCGTACAACAGAAGGTACATTCGAAGCACCTACAAACACTAAGTTTGTTGGTACATTGAACAATGCAATGAAAGTATATGTTAACTCATATGCTCAAGATTCAACAAGTATCCTTATTGGTTACAAAGGTGCTAGCGAAAGCGATGCTCCAGCATTCTACTGCCCATACATCCCATTGATGTCAAGTGGTGTTGTGTTGGATCCAAGCACATTTGAACCAGTAGTTAGCTTCATGACACGTTATGGTTATGTAGAGTTAAGCAACACTGCTTCATCTCTAGGTAACGCCGCTGACTACCTAGGTCGTGTTGGTATCAACAACAGCAACGTAAAATTCAGTTAATCTGTTTTTTATATTGTAGCAATATTAAAGGGCTCTTCGGAGCCCTTTTTCATTATGAACTAAATACATAGTACGATCCACATGGGGTGGATTTTATGCGGAAATCCAACCGCGTACGGCCTAGAACGCCGTGTTTCTATAAGGAGAAATTAAAATGGGACGTCCTTTAAGTAAGAGATTCTTCGGCGAGCTTAACTATGGCACAACTGGTACAGTTACTAGTGGCGATGCTGGTTTAGCTGGTCAAACAGTAGCAAGTGTTACAGTTGGTACAGCAGGTACATACACCACAGCTCCAACATTATCATTTCCAGTTCCACTAGAAATTGGTGAAGGTGCTGTTCGTGCAACAGGTACTCCAGTATTCACAGTTGTTAGCGCAGTTGTTACAGCAGGTGGTTCTGGTTATGCTAACACAGCAACACAATTCACAGTAACATCAGGTGGTGGTACAGCAACTATCAGTATTACTCCATCAGGCGGAGCATTAACTGGAACAGTAACAATCGTTTCAGGCGGAACATTTACAGCATTACCAGGTGCTGCCGTAGCAGTTGTTGGTGGTACTGGTACAGGTGGTACAGTAACATTAACATTTGGTTTAAGTGGCGCAACAATTACCAATGCAGGTGATGGTTACTTAACAACAACTACTCCAGCAACAGCTATTACAGCCGCAACAGCTGGTGCAAGTTTAACATTAGGTACAATTACAGTTGCCGCTAATGGTGTATTATCATTTGGTACAGCACAATCTGCTGGTACATTCTGGGTAGGTCAAGTATTAGTAGCAAGTGGTAGCGATTCTACACTAGCTAATGGTAACTATATTGTTACAGCTACAAACGGTACTTCAACTGTTACTCTTGCAACATTAACATCAGCAACAGGTTTACCAACAACAGTAGCTACAACTACTGCTGGTACCGCAACTACCTTAGCATTGGCAACAGCTGGTACAGTAACAGTTGCTAGTGCTAACGGTTTAGTTGGCAATGGTCAAGTGTTTACAATCACTGGTTCAGGTGCCGCAAGTGCAGGTTATGCCGCAGGTGCGTACTATATTGTTGCAGTAAACGAAGCTACAAACCAAATTAGTTTAGCTTCTAGTTACGCTAACTTTTTTACAACTACAGTAGTTTCAACAACTACAACTGCAAGTATTACAAGCACAACTGGTGTTGGTAGCCAAAACTTAGTAATCCAAGTATCAAGCGGTTCAGGTGCAATGTCAGCAGTTTTAGCAACAGCTTCAGGTACACAAGGTACATATGGTACATCAGGTGAATTTGGTCCAGCTATTTTAGCTAATGCTTGGATTCCAACTGGTGTTAAAGGTTACGAAGCTAGCGATATTACACGTCAAAAAGGTTCACGTCGTTATCTAGTTGAAACTCCAGATGGTAATGGTGTTTGCTTATTAACAGCAACATTGCCATTAACAGCTGGTTATATGACTATTGGTGCTACAGATTCTGCTGGTAATACATATCTTGTTACAAAACTAACAAGACACAATGTTACATTGACACAAAACGTGTTAGCAAGCGGCCAAACATGGCAATTTGCTACAGGTGCTGTGGCACAATGGACAACTGGCACTGCATCAGTAAACGTATCAGTAACAATCGACAACGGTTAATATGCCGTGATGGGGGTGTAACAGCCCCCTTTTAGAGGAAACCTATGTCACGTATATTAAACGTCAGCGCAAGTAATTACAAAGTCCTAGTTGCAGGTGGTGGTACAATTACCTTTGACACCACCGGTAACGTGGGCGGCTTGGGCACGGTTTTAATTAAAGGTAACTTAGATGTTCAAGGTAACGTAACTTACCTTGAAACAACTAACAGTCAAGTTAAAGATAATATTATTCAACTAAACTATAATCCTAGTTATAGTGGGAATGGTATTAGTCCGTCATTCAACGGACAATCAGGTATTGAAATAGAACGTGGATCATACGTTGCGGCTCAATTTTTGTTTGATGAAAACTTAACGCACTATGACCCAGCAACAGCGGCCAGTTTTACAGGTTATGTTGCAGGTAACGTTTTAACTGTAACAGCAGTAACTTCGGGAACAATTTTAACTAATCAAATTTTGCAAGGTGTTGGAATCAGTGCTAGTACAACTATCACTGCTCAAGGCACTGGTACTGGCGGAACTGGTACCTATTTGGTTAACGTAACACAAACAGTTGGATCTTCAGGATCTCCTATAGCATTAAGCACAGTTAGTCCAGGTTCGTTTGTTGTTAAGACAACTGACGGCAAACTTAACTCTATTCAGTTGGCCAGTATTAGTACTGCCGCTGGAACTAATTTAACATTTGACTTGCAAAACACTACTAACGTGTTAACTATTGCACGTCAAACAGGATACGAAAACTACGTTTTAAATCCTAACGACATTCCTAATAGACAATTTATTCTTAACTATGTTTCATCTAGTCAAAGTATAGCAGGACAAGCAGACGTTAGTCAGATTTATAGAAACGGTGTAGGAAATAAAACTTATGTAAGAGCATACAGTTCAGGATTTTCAGAATCAGGAGAACCTAATAGCCCTGCAGACCCAACAGCAACAGCCGGAACTAGTCAAATAGTATTTGGTATAGATAGTACAATACAAGCTCAATTAAACAGCAACGGATTCTATGTTAACAATGTTAAAATTACCAACAATACAGTTAGTAATTTCAGCGTGGGAAATCCATTAACATTAACAGCAAATAATAACAAAGTAGAAGTTAATGCGGTATTGCAATTAGACAATCAAGGTAGTACTCCAACTTATGCAGGTTCTGGAAACATATTGTATGCAAGCGGTACTCCAGGACCAGGCAAGACAGGATTATTCTTTGTAAATAGTACAAACTATGCAGACGAATTAGTGGCTAAAAATCGAGCATTACTTTTAAGTATGATATTTTAAGGATAGATCATGTCAGTACAATGTACAGCAATTAATACAACAAATACAACACTGTATACCAGTTCAGGCAACAGTGCAATTACCACAGTGATTGTAACTAACTTGAATGCGTATTCAGCAGGTACACCAACAGTTGGCACAACAAATTTAAGTTTATTTGTAGTACCTGGCGGCGGCACACCTAACTATTCTAATATGATTGTTAATGCTTTACCTGTAGTGGCTAGTGAAACATTTACATTTGACAACGAAAAAGTTGTATTAAGTAATGGCGATACATTAGTAGCATTGGCTAGTGGAGCAAGTGGAATTAGTCCACAATTGGCCGCAGTACAAATTACATCATTTGCAAGTAAGACTGGAACTGGTCCGTACTTAGTTACATTTAACATTCCAAGCCAAGGTACAAATCCATTAGTAGGATCTTATTTTAGTATTTCTGGAAATTCAAACAGTGCATACAATGGAGTATTTGTATGTACAAACAGTACAAGTACTAGTTTGCAATTGAGTTATCTTAGTGATCCAGGTAGTTATGGCAGTGGAACTACATATTTAAATAGTGCTAATTTAGTAGCAACTGTAAGTACATTGAGTGTATAATGAGATTTTTAAAGAACCTAAACGCTAATTCAAAGGCACCGGCTGATCAAAGATTTTTGATCACGCCTAGTAGTGAGGTTCAGTTTAATACTTCACGAAGTTTGCAATTGCCATCCGGTGGTGTTAGTGGCAAAGCTCAATCGCCAACAGCAGGCATGATTCGTTACAACAGTGATCCTTATAATGCATCAACAAATCCAAACGGTGGCCAAGTTGAAGTTTACCAAGGTAGTAACTGGAGAGCATTACGTTATAAAGAATCTGGTGCAATTACTATTCAAAATTTAGGCAACGGTGATGGCGTTAGTACGCTATACGGTCCAATTAATCCTGCATTTATTCCATCAGTTGTACAAAGTGGATACACATGGACAGGTGCAAACTTAATGGTATACATTGAAAACGTTTTTCAAATATATAATACCAACTATCTTATTGCTACAAATCCAGTAACAGAGACTACAATAGCAACAACGGCTAACTCAGGTTCGTCTAGTTTAATCGTTAGCAACATTGGTGATATTATTATTGGGTCTGCAATAACAAATACTGCACCAACAGTCACAGTTAGTACAACTGTTAATACAGTCAGTGCTACTGCAACTTATGTTAGCGGTGCAGTAACTAACAATACATTGGTAATTACAGGACAATCTGGTACTATAGTCAACGGCGCATTAGTAACCGGTACTGGTTTTAATCAAGGTCAATATGTGGTGTCAGGCGCAGGAACTAGCAGTCTTGTATTAAGTGCTCCGGCCAATAGTACTCCAAGTGGTACTATTTCATTTGCCGCTAGTGGATATAGTCCAGCTAGTACTAACTTAATCGTAAACAGCACCACTAGTATTATTGCAGGATACTATGTATATGGTATTGGTTTTGATAGTGGGCAAACTGTAGTAAGCGTTACTAATGGCAACGTTTTAGTGTTAAGCGCACCACCGGATTCGACACCAACAGGTACTTTGGTATTCACAAATAGTGTTAATAGTACTGTTTTTGCACCAGGAACTACGGTTACTTCTGTAAACACATTTACCAATACAATTGGTTTAAGTATTAGTACTACTGGTTCGTTAGCATCTGGCAGAGCCATAACATTTACATTGCCTTCAGGATCTTATGTAAGATTTACAGGTCCAGCAAGTGCGGCTAAACCTATTACTGTGATAGCTGGCTTCGACAGCTAATAATAACTATGACCAAGTATGTTATAGAAGATACCGCAACAGACATTGGTAGAATTGGTGGTGCATTATTAGCTCCAAATCTACAATTTCAAGGTATTGATTTACAATTTGATACTGATTTATTTTACTTAGATGTAACTGGTAAAACTATCGGTATTAACAATACTGGTAGTCAGCCATCTACTCTATATCTAAATGGCGATCAAACATTACAAACTGTTAATCTTATAGTTGATAATGTATACACTTACAACAATTCTCCAACATCTAGTTATTGGACTGTAAGTAGTAACAACGTTACTAACCTTAATGGAGGAACTATCTATGTTACTCCTAATCAAAGCGGAACTCCTGTAATAACCACCAGCGGTGTTGGTACTAGTAATATCAACATTACTCCTTTACAGATTACCAACCCTGTAACTAATGATAACATAAATCTTAGTCCTAACACTAACGGTATTGTGGTTATTAATGGCGGATTAAAACTTCCTAATCCTGCAACTACTTTAATAACCACCGGTAGTATGGTAATAGGCGGAGATTTAGGCGGATCGGGTGCTAGCGTATTCTTAGGCCAAATAGGGCAAGGCGATATTATCAATTTTGAAGAACCGTTTACTGGAAATTTACTACCACTAACAAACGATTCTTACGATCTTGGATCATCCACAGATGTGTGGTCAACAGTGTATGCCAATACTCCAACTTTTAACAACCAAACAGTAACTAGTGCAACACTAGGCGGAATAACATTTTCTGGCAATAGTGTTTATAGTGCAAATAGTTCTTTAGATGTTAATTTAACTCCTAACGGAACTGGTGCTGTATTATTAAATGGTTATCAATGGGTTAGTGGTAATAGTATTTTAAATCCAACTGCCAATCCTTATACTATTGGTTCAACATTAGACGGATATATAGATTTTACAGGAACTGCTGGCTTAGTTATTCCCAGCGGAACTACTAATCAAAGAGTCACTGCAACATTAGGAACTACTCGCTATAATACTGACACAGGCATTTTAGAGATATATTCTGGAAGCGGATGGATTGCCGCTATTGGATCTAGTCCTCCAGCGACCCAAGAACAGATGAATGAGCTTGGCGTCATTTACGACTTAATACTAGGTTAAAAACTCAAACCAGCTAAATACTATTACTGCGGGATTTAACCTATAATTCCGCGATACTAGACTGTGGTAAACCCGCAAAGAGCCTTGTTTTCAAGGATGAAAAGGTGGTTAACCGTGAAACACGGGGTTTGAGGAGAGTACATGGCCTTAGGTCGAATTTCGGGTCCGCTCTTAAAGTCGAATCTTCTTCGCAATGGCGTTGATCTGGCTTTTGAGACGAACCTACTATATCTGGACGTAACTAATCGCCGCGTTGGTATTAACACCAGCACTCCTTCAAACGACTTACACGTCAACGGTACAACAAGAATAACAACACTGAATGTTAGTGGCACTGCTACTCTTGGTACTATTAGTTTTTCAGGCAACAGTATTACCAGCACCAGCGGTACTATTAATTTAGTAGCTGGCGGAAGTAACCCTGTTGTTTATCAAGGTTTATTACAAGTTGGTGATTTACAACTAACTGGCAATACTCTTTCCACACTACAAACTAACGAAAATATTAATTTTACTACTACTGGATCTGGTGTAGTAAATGTTAATTCAGGATTAACTGTTAATGGCGATATCAATGCTACTGGTAACTTAAATGTTACGGGCAATATTACTATTGGCGGAAATATTACTGTTGGAACTAGCGGAGGAGGTGGTGTAAATATTGCCGCTGGTGTTTCTAGTAACATTTTACCAGCAACAACAAATACATATAATTTAGGTTCTTCAAGTTTATACTGGAACAACTTGTACGCTAATAATGCGTATTTTACATCATTTACAGCTAACAATTTTAACACAGCTAATCTGAGTTTTACTAATAATACAATTAGTAATACCACTACTAATGCTAATTTAAACTTAGTTACTAACGGAACTGGCGGAATTAATATTGGTAATTTTAAAGTTACTTCTAACGGAATTACCAATACTTCAGCAAACGCTATAACCACATTTAATGAAACAACCAGCACTACTAGTTTCACAGGAACCATCAGTCCGGGAGTTCCAGTAACATTTACTGGAAGTATTACAGGTAGTACATTAACAGTTACTAGTACGCCAACCAGCTACTATGGCGGAGCACTATCGCTACCTCAAACACCAAACCCAAGTTGGTTGGCATTTAGCCCAGCTGTTTCAGTCGGTGCAACACCCTATACATTTGAATGTTTTGTTTATCTAACATCTTATACATTCCCAAGCACTTTGCTAGGAGCAACTAGTTCAGGCGGATTAGAAATTCAATTAGCATCTTTAGGTGCTATCACTGTTATTAAAAACGGATCTACAACAAGCAACTATTCATTTGCATCAAATATGACTACCAATACTTGGTATCATATAGCAGTAACTAAAAATGCCGCAGGTCAAGAAATGGCATTCCTTAATGGTGTAGCCAGCATTTCTAGTTACGGTGCAAATTTAAACTTCACTGGAAATACCGGAAAACTTGGTAGCAATTTTAGCAATAGTGCATTATTCAGAGCAGGAGATATTGCTCAAGTAAATTTTGTTACAGGTAATAATGTATACGATCCAACATCAGCAGGTATTACAGTACCGATTGTTCCGTTAACTTTAAGACGACCAATATGTGTTTCTGGAACAATTAGTAAAATTGTTGGACCTTTAAGTAGCAGTACAACTTATACAAGTTTAACAGGAACATCGGTTGGCACTATTGGTACATACAACAGCGTCACTCAATCAGCTACAAGTGGTACTGGTACTGGTGCTGTGTTTACTGTAAGTCATACAGCCGCTAGCAATAATTACGCCAGCGTTACAAACATTAGTTTAGTTAGTGGTGGTAGTGGATATGCATTAGGCGATACTATCACTCTTCCAGGTACAAGTTTAGGCGGAACAAGTCCAACAAATGATTTAACATTTACCGTTTCTACAGCATTGGCTAGCCCATGGGTAGCAACTATAAACAGTATGGGGTCAACTACAGGATTAGTTGCTGGAAGTGCTATCAATGCAACCAATGGTACTGGAGCACTATATGGTGGAGCACCGAGTAGTGTGGTAGTAACTAGTATTGTTAGTTCAACAAGCATAACTTATACAGTAACTGGCGGAACAACACCTGTACTTGGAACAGTTACCAGCATTTACACACCAACAGTATTAGGTACACAGTTACTATTAACTGTAGCATCTGGATCTGCGTATCTTACAGATTCGAGCACACAGTCTACTAAAACATTATCGCAAGGCGGATCTACCAACGTAACTTACGATACAAATAGTCCATTTGGAAGCAATAGTGTTATTAGTGTTGGCCAAGTTATCAGTGGCGGTTCAATTTTAAGTGGAACTTATATAACAGCTAATCTGAGCGGTACTGGAACTAGCAGTGCCAGCACATGGAGTATCAGCAGTTATCAAACACAAACTAGTACAATAATTTCAGCAACACCTGTTACGCTAACAGTGGCATCAAGCCCAACACCAACTGGAACTATTGTAGTTGGAACAGTATTAAGCGGTGGAAGTATACCAAGCGGAACTTTTGTTACAGCATTTGGTACAGGATCTGGTTACGGATCTGGACTAGCAGGAACATACTTAGTAACTCCTAGTCAAAATATCACATCTACAAGTATCACAGGAACTGCAACTGGTTATGTTATTATTGGCGGATCAAACGGCGTAGTAATTCCAGCAGGTACTACACTACAACGTCCAGGAGCTCCAACAGTTGGTATGATCAGATTCAATACTGACAATGCAGTTCAAGCGGTCGAAGTATATAACGGAACATCATGGAGTGGTGTTGCTGGTGTACAAAGTGGTATTACTTTAAACCAAGCATCTGATACTGCTGTTCAGTATGCGTTAACATTAGGATAAGATTATGGCAACAACATTTAAAAACGCATTGAGTACAGCAGTCGGAACTACTCCTGTAATTGTATACACTGCGGCCAGCAACGTAAAAACAACAATTTTAGGTATTAGTCTATCAAATATGACTA